CAACACAGATGGTGTCATCGATGTTAATGATGATGCACTAGTTGATGCTGGTGATGACTTTGGATTTAATGAAGGAATTGAATTCGTATGAGTACCCTAGAAGATAATATGGAAGACATGCTTAACATTAGTGCTGAAGTCTCTAATGTACCTGAAGGTGGTTGTACTACTAGAAAGGATCAACTTAAAGATGTCACTGAAGATAGAGAAAAAGATTATGAATATACTCGTGGTGAATTGTACTCACTCATAGATAAGGGTCAGGAGGCAGTACAAGGGGCGTTAGAGGTTGCACAGGAGTCAGGGCACCCAAGAGCATATGAAGTTGCTGTAGCGGCAATGAAACATGTTGCAGACATGACAGATAAACTTGCGGATCTGCATAAAAAGATGAAAGACCTTGATGCGGAGCAGAAAACAGGTCCATCTTCCGTAACAAATAATGCCATGTTTGTAGGTTCCACAGCGGAATTGCAAAAGATGCTTAAGAAAATGAGTGGTGGAAAACGCTAAATAATAACACTTAGACCAACAACTTGCTGTGAGATTAAGGCAGGGAGGTCATAAGTGCAGAATTTTAAACTACTATGGATATCAACAAGGAACTTACAGAAGTTCAAAAAAAGATAGACGACATTAAAAAAACTCAAGAAAATATACAAAGACTTCAAGACTTGCAAGATAAGCAAAATAAAAATAAAGGACTGAAACCTTTTAGCAGTAGATATGAAATGATTTGAAACGGTGACAATAATAGTGAATACATCACTAAAATTGATCAGTAGAACTAAATCAAGGTATAATTATATTATGAGTTTTAATAATAAAATGCGTTTAAATGACAACGATCTAACACAGATACTTACTGCCTGTAAATTCTATCAGGAAACAACTGGTAGTGAATGGATGTGGGAGCAGTATGAAGGTTTGATTAATAAACTTAAAACCTATAAAGATCAATATTCACCTGATTAAAAGGCAACTTGATTTTTGAACGATATGATGTTACAATAACCTCAAAAGAAATGGAACCACCAATTAAACAAAAAGAGATAGTTGATAATTTCACGGAATTCCGTGAACCTACTCAATACGTTACTGAAGACAAAGTTCAAGAAATGATTGATGATGCTATAAGGCAACACAATCGTAATGCTTCGATCATTAGTTTTTGGGTTGGTTGGGTTGTATTGGCACTTTTTGCTGACGGTCTTCTTAGACTTGTTGGAGCAATACCCCCTCTACTTCCATGGTTAAAAATTACATTGCCATCATAAAATATGACTGATATTATGCATAGAGCGACTCTTTTAAAATTGATAAAAGAAAGAGCATACCGTAAAGGATCTTATACACTATCATCTGGTCAAAGGTCAGAGCATTATATTAATTGTAAACCCGTCACATTATCATGTGAGGGTAACGCATTGTTATCATCATTGATCTATAAGAAGTTAGATCCTAAGTCAGTAGCAGTTGGTGGTCTTACTCTAGGTGGTGATCCATTAGTTTGTGGTGTTGCTCAGAGAGCATATTATAAGGGCGGTCATATCGATGCTCTTATTGTTAGAAAAAATCCTAAAGATTATGGAACAAAGGAAGTTATTGAAGGTCACAAACCTGATAAGGGTTCTGTTATCACAGTTCTAGAGGATGTAACTACCACTGGTGGTAGTGCTATGAAGGCAGTTAATGTTTTACGTGATGCAGGTTATATTGTTAATAGAGTAGTTGCTATAGTAGATCGTATGGATGATCATGATATATGGAAGGATAATAAAATAGATTTTGTATCACTGTTTACTTTAGAGGACATCATTAATGGAACTTAATGAAGAAAACGTACTCAAAGTTTTAGAAGAACTTATTCCCTATATTGAAGCAGATGGTGGATACCTACAACTTTACGATATAGAAGATGGATATGTTAAAGTAAAGTTGGGTGGTGCATGTGAGACATGTGCTATGAGTACGATGACTTTAAAGCAGGGCATAGAACGTAAACTGATGGAAGAGATACCTGACGTAAAGGGAGTAGTTCAGGTATTATGATTGTAGTTAACGCAGAAAATATAAGGTTATTTACAATCATGATGTTAGCAATTGTGTGGGTATTCATACTCATGTTGCCAACAAAGGATTGATGCATTATAATTAGATATAGTACGGGATTGAAAGATCATGCCCCAGACCAAAGCACATTATACCATAGGTTATCACGACCTACAAAATCATTCTCACGAAATTTGTGAGTACGCAATTGATTCATACGAAGCAATAGAACACGCTAAAGAGGATGTTCCTTTCATAGGGGAGCATCCTCATTCTATTGATAGGTGTACTAACGAAACTGGTTTAGATTGGTTAAGAGCACAGGGGTCAATGGTATGACTAGCATAACAAAAAATAAGCACGAGATAATGTGGTGGATGAGTAGACTTACAGTAATGGGAATATCTTTATCACTAGCAGTAACACTTGCTGCTAAAGCATGGGTTTAAAATGGTTGTTTGGAGTGTAATCTGGATGCTTGCAATCCTTCTGATATTAGTAACTTGGTACATATACTATATACTAAAGATGAGCTTTGCGGAGATGAATAATGGGAGCGATGACACCACCAAGCAGAAAGAGCTGCTACAACTTTCGAGTGACGGAGATTAATCGTGTTCTTGACGGCGATACTATTGATGTCACCATTGATCTTGGGTTTGACCTATTCAAGAAAGAAAGAGTTAGAGTTGCAGGAGTTGATACGCCAGAGAAGAGAACAAGAAACTTGGAAGAGAAGGCATTGGGAATAGATGCTACCAATTGGTTGAAACAAAAATTAGAAGATACTATTGCAGGTGATGGTGATGAACTTACTGTTAGAACAGAACTTGTGGGTGGGACTGGGAAGTATGGTAGGCTTCTTGGTTGGCTCTATATTAACGAGGATACTGTTTCATTAAATGAGCAGATGATTACTGAAGGGTATGCTCATGCTTATGATGGAGGTACTAAGGATATGAACCTTGAGAAACTACGTGAGATACGTAGATCCTTTGGTACACTCATAGAATAAATACTTGTGGTGATGGAATTTTATAGTGTCTAGTAATGATGTATATTTGGGTAACCCTAACCTAAAAAAAGCGGGAACCCCAATACAATTTACAAAAAAGCAAATTAATGAATGGATCAAGTGTAAGGAAGATCCAATTTATTTTGCTATGAATTATATTAAAATCATTAACTTGGATGAAGGTCTAGTACCTTTTGACATGTATGATTTTCAAAAGGATATCTTACGCGACTTCCACAATAATAGGTTTAACATTGCAAAGTTACCTCGTCAGACTGGTAAGAGTACGACTGTTGTGGCTTATCTTTTATTTTATGCTATTTTTTATGATAGTGTCAATATCGGTATACTTGCTAACAAAGCATCCACTGCAAGGGAACTCTTAGGTAGACTCCAATTAGCATATGAGAACTTGCCTAAATGGATGCAACATGGTATATTAGTATGGAATAAAGGTAATGTCGAACTTGAAAACGGATCTAAAATCTTGGCTGCTTCTACATCTGCTAGTGCAGTTAGAGGTATGTCCTTCAACATTCTATTCCTTGACGAGTTTGCATTCGTCCCTAACCACGTCGCAGAACAATTCTTTGCCTCAGTTTATCCTACTATTACTTCTGGTAAGTCAACCAAAGTTATAATCATATCTACACCTAATGGTATGAACCACTTCTATAAGACGTGGGAGGATGCTAGGAGAGGTAAGAATGGATATGTTACCAATGAAGTACATTGGTCTCAAGTACCAGGCAGAGATGATAAATGGAAAGATGAGACTATTAGAAATACTTCCCCAAGACAGTTCGCACAAGAGTTTGAGTGTGACTTCCTTGGATCTGCTGATACATTAATATCACCAGCAAAACTGCAAACAATTCCATTTACAGACCCTATAAAATCAAATGCTGGACTTGACATCTATGAGAGAGTTGAAAAGAATAACGAATACATCATTACTGTTGATGTTGCCAGAGGAATTGGTGGCGACTATTCTGCTTTCGTCGTGTTTGATATCACCACTGTCCCGTATAAGATCGTTGCGAAGTACAGAAATAATGAGATTAAACCTGTATTGTTTCCCTCGGTAATCTTCCAAGTAGCGAAAGAATATAATAATCCATAT